AATTTTCATCCCAAAAGAACATAATGCCTTTGGGTTCTGTGAAATAATGATCGTTGCCAATAGAATCGTCATAAGAAACGCTAAGAATGGAGTCTGCTATAAACCACTGCATATAGTTACTATCATCCCTCAATGCAGCGATAGCCAAGAAAAGCTCTTCGTTGATACTACAATCAATTCTTCCAGCACAGTTCCATGTGCAATGAGGATTTGTATCATCAAAAACTTCTTTAAGAATAACATGATAATTGCAGTTAACTGGTGATGTAGCAATACAAAATCTTTCATCTTCGATTACATCAGTAGAATGGTTGTATCCTAATTTTTCCAACTTCTTCCTTAATTCCGGTGTATTTTTACGTATAAATGCTGGTGTTGTAAATCCCATTGTTACTTATTTTTAAATCGTTTAAACACTTAACAATCCAATTCTCTTTAATTTCTTTCTAAAATTCTTTTCATTCAAGGCTTGGTCGTAATAGCAATCAGGTTCTATAACCGTTTCAGCTTTGGTTACAGGAAGCCCATTAAAGCCAATAGCAACCTTGTGTATAATAGAAGCTCTCTTGATTTCCCCTGTTTTTCGATTAAAAGAGAACAAGATATGTCCCGGATTCTTCTTAATCTTATTAACTAATTTATATTCTGTTTGCTGCTTTTGCAGATATTCTATCTGTTCCTTAGAAAGATTATCTTTTGTTATAATAGGTACTATATCCATTTTAGTTATTCCTCCTTATCTATCTTAATATCTGTTACTTTACCACGACACTTAAATTCACTATTTGTCATCTCTGATTCCGAAGCTAAATTAATCCAACATAGACACCCGTTTCCGAACTCATTTTGACATAAATCACGTAACGAACATTTTAAACAATCATTACGTTTCGTTTCCTTCAATTCATGCAGCACTCCGTCTATTATTATTCCGTTCTTTATTTCCATCTGTTTCTTCTTTTTTTCTCAATTCTATCACAATCAATCCAAATAATCATAAGTATAGGAATGACTATTAATAATGACAAGCAAAGTATTACTACTTCAAGAAAATCGGTTACTTCCATATCATCAATTATTAGAAGTTACACCCAAACATAACACCTTGCTAGAAACGCCTATATCGTCAAATTCCAAAGTAAGATATTTCGTATCATAAGGATAAGGGTATCTGCAATGTTTCAATTCTTCCTCCGTTAATTTGCGTCTGATTCTCATCTCAATTTCGTAATCATCGGAAAGGTTCTCAATGATTTTCCTAAGTTGTCCTACATTCTTTATTTCCATGGTTATAACGTTAAGATTATATTGGTTTTTATATGCTCTATGGGGGAAACAGCTAACGCAGATTTATCCTTTTCTCTGCATATATAAAACATGTTGCTGACTTTTAAACCCGTTTCTGCTTCAAGTTTTTCCAGAATATGAGCTATCTCCATTTCGGCTTTCGCTTTCTTGTTTTTTACTTCTTCTATATCCATGGTTATTTCCCTTTCAATTTCTTTATTAGTGCATCAGCTACCCTCAAAGAGCCTATTGCAATATCATCATAAGTTTCACTGTCATCGTTTATTCCTAAAGCAATACAATACCCTTGCATAGCGGATTTTGCCAATTCATAACGCCTTTGCTCCCAATCAATAGTTTCAAAATTATCAAAGAAGTCGAGTTCTGACACTTTGAAATACCTACCATTCACTAAGGCAGTCCCATCATCATATAAGTCTTCAACCTCTACAATCCCTCCAGTCTCTTTTATTCTCGCTTTCATTATTTACCCTCCTTTTCAACATATCCGTTTTCAATACACCAGCACAGCATCTCGTAGGCTGAATTAATAAGTTCCTTACTCTCTGTCAGGTTTAATATAGAACGCGAATAAGGCTCCATATATAAACATGTTCCGCTATTTGCAAGCTTCTGTAAGGTTAGTACATGTGTGCCAATAAAACAAGGCAGCTTATCGAGAATGTCCTGCAAAGTGTAAGTTTCATGATAATAGTCGTAATTCGTATCGGCATCCGGAGAGGTTACAACCATATTGTCTGCATCTGATTCATTCCACTCGAAACACATGCTTCCATCGCTTGTATCCAACCCAAGCTCCTGCAAATGTTCCATCTGTTCGACTGATAATACATATTTTGATTTCATAATCATTGCTTTTTATTAGGTATTAAATCATCCAAATACGCCCATTTTTCAATGGCATCTTTGGAGCACTCGTAATCATCGCACTCTTCATCGTCCCAGCACTGCTCTGTTACATTCCAATAGCGGACACCGTAACCAGTTCCAGTGCTTAATTTCCCATATACAAGGCATGGTATCTGCGGATAATGTTCATTTTTGTATTCTCCATGAGCTTGTGGCACTTCATCTTTAGTCTTGTGCCACACGCTGTTGATATGCCAGTTCGCACCGGCAATAAATCCTTCTTTAAATTCATCTGCACCACATTCGCAACAATCGAATGCTGTATTATGACCGTTACAATGTTCGCAATATTCACGTTCTGAACATGGATAGGTTCCATTACAATTATAATGCTTATGAATTGCTTCCCTTGCTGCTTCTTCTACTGTCTGTTTCATATCACTGTTAGTTTCAATTATTTATTAATAACCACCGCCATTGTACTTATAGATGTCCCACTTTCCTTGAATTTTCCGGCGCCGATTTCAAATACTTCTCCACGTACCTCTTCCAACCATTGGCGGAAGTCGACACATTTCTTTTCCGAAGCGAATTTCCAGTGCGGGCTGGTAATGGCTGCGAGCGTTCCGCCGGCTCCCAAACGTTCATACATAATCCTCACATGCTCTATATCCTGATTTTTTGAGAAAGGCGGGTTGGCAATAATCTTGGTATAACTTCCTACGCTATCTTTCGTGAAATCTTCATCAAGCAGTATCACATTATCTAACGAATGCAAAAACTCTCTGTTTTCCGGCATCAGTTCATAGCATTCTACTGTTACGGAAGGACAAGCCCTATGAATGGCTTTAATGAGAGCACCACGACCGGCACTCGGCTCCAATACCGTATCATTTTCATGTATTCCGCCGGCAAGCATGACCAGCCAGTCCGCCACCTCAGCCGGCGTTTCAAAAAACTGGTAATCCTGTTGCAGGTTGCATCGCTTACCCTCGTGAAGAATACTAAACACACGTTCCGCATTAAATGGGAAAGTAAAACCTTGCACCTTTCCACCTTGCCAGGAACCGCCGGCTTCCTCAATCCACTTCTTAGCCTCGGCATACGATTTCTTGTTGAATTGCACATTGGGAAGTTTCAACAAACCGTTCTCCAAGGTACAATGCCGCAATATCTCTTCAACGCTCCAGCTTTTCCCGCTGTCAGCTGTACCTTTCTTGCTTTCTTTGTTCTCCTCAATGCCTAACAGCCTGTTCAATGATTTTTGTACACCGATAGCAATGGAGGCATTGACTGACATCCACTCCAGTATGGCTGTCAGAAACTCGGTGTCTACATGTCCGGTCTCGTCATAAATGGTTTCCTTGTCAATCAGGCTCGGAAGCTGCTTGAATGGTTCAAGGCTACCATGTAACGTTTCGATTAAAATCTCTTTTTTGTTCGTCATAACTCTTTTGTAAATAAATTCTTGTTGTTTCCACACTCCCATGGCCGAGAAGGTCGGCCAGTTGAATGACATCCTTATTTTTTTTCAGGAACATTTTTGCGAAAAAATGCCGGAAGGCGTGCGCGTGCATCTTCCTTGAGTCAATACCGCAATGTTTGCCCCATGCTTTCAAATGTTGTGAAAAACCTCGTTGAGTTAACGGACCGAATTTCCCAACAGCGAGAAGTCCTGTTTTGCCAGTCTCTTTCATGTATGCCATTGCTTCCTGCCTCAAATGTTTTTGGAAAAAGAAGCGACGGTATTTATTACCTTTGCCGCGAAGCGTAACCTCACCCGCCGCTATGTCTTCCCATGTGAACTGCTGGAACTCCGACAAACGTGCACCTGTTGTGCCCAGTACCTTGATAAAAAAGTAGTAATCCTTGTTGGATTTCGTTTTCAGAAAATCCAGTAGGCGGTTGTACTCCTCTTCTGTCGGGACATTGTTTACATCGAGCTTGCGCTTCATCTTAGGTCGCTTAAGCTCTATCGGTTTTTTTAGCCATTTAGAAAATTTTTCCAAAGCGGTGATACGTAGACGGATAGTCTGTGGGGATAATGATTTTTCTTCTAAAGTCCGTATAAACCGCTTGCAGTTTTCCATATTGATCTCATTCACATATTCAAAGTATTGCTTCAAGGATGTATAATAAATATCCACTGTATGTGGCGAATAATCATTGTTGTCGGTCAACCACACTATAAAATCATTCAACAGTTTTCTATTCTTCTCCGAAATGGCATCAAGTCTTTCTAACGTCTTTATTTTCTGCTCTCGGCGGTTATATCCGATTTTAAGGTGATGTAATAAATCACAAATGGCTTCACTCATCAATGGATAACGTGCCCCAATATTGGCATTTTCACGCTTATAAGCCAGATAGCTACGACGATTGACATCTTCGGCACTTTCAAGAAAATCCGTTACATATTTGATATATTTACCGATGGTATCATAAGTCCTTCTTGTTGTATATAAGTAGGAAATATAATCAGTTAATATCTTCTGTCTGTCACTATTCATGGTTATTTATTGATTTGTTATGAGTAATACACTATTCCTTTATTCTCTACAGTCTTTTTCAGGACACAAACATAATGATCGAAAAAACGACACAGATATTCATTTAATTCTGGCTTTATAACAGACTCGTATTTCTCAAAATCATGCAGTATCTTTTCTGCTACCGTATAATCTATCGCACCTTCACAATCAGATGTTTGCAAAAATTCAATGAATGGCTTACCTATGAAGTTGTTTACGTTATTCCAAACGTACTTTACATCATGTTTCAAAACCACATGTGATATTATATCTCTGAAAATAGAATATTCTGAATAAAAAATATCACAGTCGGAATATAAAACATCAGCTTTATAGCAGCCTTCCTCAACCGTAGGTATATGGTTTATCGGTTCCATTCCGTGCGCTTGATAAACATACCACCCATTCCCGGTATTATCATATTCCTCTCTTGATATTTTATCGCCCAATTTTAAGGCATAAATACTTAATCCCATATTAGCTCCTTTCTTTCTTGGAATCAATATATGTCTCTCGCTTCATCGAATTGGAATACGGTTCTTTTCATTCTTCTAATTTTTGAAAAATAACTGGCCGCAACTCTTGACATATAACTAAACGGCTCCAATACATTACCTTTCCTTTCCGCAATGGTACATAATGTTTCCTCATATATGTAACTCCATACCTCTTCCAGCATTTGTGGCCTGTTTGTGAATTTACGTTTTACGATATAGGTGCATATACGTTTTTTGTACTTACTTAACTCCAATGCTATATCCGTAATGTCTTCGGTATCGTAATACAATTTCACTTTTTGAAGCCAATCCAGCGCATTCAAATTACATTGAACAACCTCTTTACTTGTCATTTGGGGCTTTATCTTGGAGCGTGCAAGTTCGAGAAAATCATATCTTGTTTTCAATTCTATCCTGCCATTGAGTGATACAACCCATACTCTGCCCAACTTGTTGGGATTGATATGGTGGGATACAGCATACATCAGCCGGTTGACACAAATAGCACGTTGTTTTTTTGTATCGTCATCATATAGAAGATATCTGCCATTAACAGGCTTTATTATCCTACATGTAGTTTTATTTCTTACGCGTTCTCCGTTTGTTTCATATTTAGAATATCCTTCTATATCAATCCATTGTTTGGGGGTGTTCTGCATATTGTAAGTTTTCATATTTTTCTTATTTTGAATTTCTTGTTTATTTCCTTTTCTGCCGCCTTGACTCCTTTCTTAAATCCCTCCACAAAGCTGTCAAAACAAGCTCTATGGATTTCTAAAGTACATCTTCGCATAAGTGGACAAATCGAACATTTTTGGCTAAGTCCGGCTGACTTCTTGGCTATTTTCGTTACGTTTTTCATTGGATTTTTAAATTAATTATTACGATTTCTTTCCGCTGCGACTTCACTCATACGCATCTTGCACCAGGAGGTGAGACATCGGTATTCCTTATCCCCACATCTGACAGTCCTGTTATAAAACCGGTGGAGCGGAAGGGAACGTCCGCAATGCGGACAAACCTTTCTTCCGGCTTCCGTACCGGCAACCGTCTTGGCTTTACGGTGTACAAGCGTACATCCCCTGCATTCATCCAGTCTGCCTTTGTATTTCCGGCATTTGTGCAGGGAGATGCGCCCGCATGGAGCGAATTTTTCGCAGTCGAATCTGGGTTCTGTGTGATAGATGTTCATACGGCACTGTCCATCAAATCAAACAATGTGGGTGCGCTAACTTCCATCTCCGCCTCATACAGATATGAAAGACTGTCTTTCCAATAGTCATAATTCAGTTCTGTAGATAATCCCTTACGTTTCAGTCTGATGGCACAATAAGGTACTGTGCCGATACCTCCGAAGGGGTCAAACACCAACTCACTCTTGTTTGAATACCGTTCAATCAGTCTTTCAACGATATCGAGCTGTAAAGGGCAGATGTGGTTCTGCCGTTTCTTCTGTGACTGCTTGGTATTGAGCGTGCGCATACGGGTGACATCATCCCATATCCAATCTTTCTTGCTTACAGGGTCAACGGCCATAAATGTTTTAGGCAGCTTTCCGTATATTTCCAATTCTTCAGCGAATGATACATGTTCCTCGTAGTTATATATATGTTCACGTTCGTAGTTCCTGAACAGATGGCGTATCTTATCTATTCCGGCTCCTTTCATGTCCTCATAGCTCAATAGAGAGTTACCAGAAGATTTCCAACTTGCATGGGCATCTATCTGCCAACGGGCAAGCGAGTATTCACTCTTATTCTTTGTCACCGGCAAATCAGCATAGGCTCGTGAGGTATCAGAAGGCAACTTTCGGAAGAGAAGAACATATTCCGGGCAACCGATACCCATCTTTGAACCGTCCTTGCACATCTCTGTATATCCAAGCCGATAAGTCTGGTTGTTCTCCCTCACCACATCCGTATCCACTGTAATACGCCCCATGTAGCGGAACCCGTGCTTCAGATAATGGAACACAGTCATTTCGCTGAACGGGTCGATGGTGGGCATACCGTCACCCGTAGCGTTGCCGAACAGTACACGGTCCTTTACATGGATGCAGGCTAACCGGCCGGGCTTTAAAATACGCATAAGCTCCGGGGTGAGATAGTCCATCTGCTCAAAGAACTTGCCGTTGTCTTCATTATGCCCGAAGTCGTTGTAGGTAGGCGTATATTCGTAGTGGTTGGAGAACGGGATACTGGTTACAATCAGGTCTACCGAATTATCTTCCATCTTCTGACATTCAAGTACATTGTCATTATTGATAGCTTTCCACAGTTTGCCGGACTTTTCTTCCCTGCTGGCAAACATCCACCGCATCATCTTTTCCTCTGCCTGCAAACCGAACAAACCGTTCTTGCGGACTATATCGGTCATCTTGGCTACCATCTGGCGGTGTTGCGCCCACTTCTGCATGAATGATTTGAATATTTCACCTTCGCTTTCGGCATACACCAAGTAAAGCTCTACGGGATGCTGCTGCATGAAACGGTAGATACGGGCTATCGCTTGGAACTTGTCGTTGAAACGGTAGTCAATAAACATGATTGCCTTGTGGCAGTGGTACTGGAAGTTCAAACCCTCACCAAGCATTTCAGGTTTGGCGGCCAGATATTTCAGACGGCCGTCTTTGAAATCCGCTATCACCCTGTCGGCTTCATCATCATCTTGCGAGCCATACACAGCCTTACATCCGGGAATTGCCTTGCAGAGTGCCTCACGTTCAGCCTCCAAGTCATGCCATAAAAGGAAATGGTCGTCTTTGTTTTCCGGGCGATTGATAATCTCTACCACACGGGCAATCTTTTCCTGCATGTTGTCCCGAAGTTCCTTAGCTGCATCAGCAAGGCCTAGAGCAGCCTCACGGAACATTTTCACCTGCCCGTCACGGTCGGCTCCGGCAGTGGAGTTATCCACACTCACGACTTCTTCATGTACCCGTAACTCTGGTAACTCATATCCTGTATCGGGATAACCTAAATCAGACGGTTTGGTGAGGAACAACGCCCATGTACTTACCCATAACCAGAATTCCTTCTCCTTGTGGGGATAGAGGGTAAGATTGTTCGCCTTCGTGCTGTCACGCTGGAAGAACCTTGTAAGTGCCTGCCCGGTATCCATCACTCCAAGGTAGCCGGCATAGTGTATCAGCTCCTTGTATCTGTTGGGTGACGGTGTGGCAGTGGCAACAAACCTGTACGGAACTTCTGCAAACATAGGAAGAAAATCCTGATAGGTCTTGGTTCCGAATCCACGTAACACGCTCGCTTCATCCAATGAGGTAACGGTAAAGTAAGAAGGTTCTATTCTTACTCCGTCCTCGCCGTCACGGACACGCTCATAGTTTGTCACCATGATATTGGTCGGACATTGCTTCACCTCCTGCATAGTACGTACATAGGTCACTTTCATGCCCAGATGCTTTTCGGCCTGTGTCAGGAACTCCACTACTACACGCTTGGGGCAAACTATCAACCCTTTGCCTCCTGTGCGGTTCAGGATTATCCGCAGTATCTCCAACTGGGTTACGGTCTTCTGCATACCGAAGCTGGAGAATATCGCCCTGCAACCGCCGCAAACAGCCCAACGTACCGTATCTTTCACATGGGGATATAAGTACGGGGTAAGTTCATCAGCCTTAACTTCAAATCCTGTCTGATGGCTGATTGCCATCTTGTCTTTTAAAAATTCTATATAATCTTTCATTATGCTATTCTTTTTTTAATTTCTCTTTTCTAAACAGGTGGCTGAACGCATTATCCAAATCCAAGTCCAGATTCAGTTTGGACGGGAAAGATTTAATGTATTCGTACATCTTATAAGCGAGGTTGTCATCATCACCGCATCTGTCAATCAGTGTGAGCAACATGGCGTTCACCATGTCAGAATCATTGCCGAAGTTTTCCTGAGTGGATTCGCTGCAATGATTCACATCACTTTTCAATCTCTTTATCGCGGCTATGGCTGTGTTGAAGTTTCTTTTTGAATCGTGTCTGAGTTCAAAGCCTTCCTTCTTGTATTGCTGCTGCATTTCTAGAAGGTTGGTTTCTAAAACGTCCGTGAGGACAAATACGATGTTGGTCAGTGTATTCAATTGAGTTGTTTCTTGCATAATAGTAAATTTTATTTGATTTTCAAATAAAAAAATAAAGTCAGATTATCCGCAGAATAGGGGAGAAGTTGTAAAATGTGAACTTCCCCAAGATGTCATACGGTGTATTTTTTCAAAGTGTCCATGATATTGTCTATCGGCAGGGATACGGATGTTTTTCCCTTATCTTCATAGCAGGCAATATGTCTGTATGCCTCAGGGAAATTCTCTTTGATTCTTTTGAATGTCCGTAATGTCAGAAGTGACGCAACGACTGATTCATATACCTTGGTCTTCTCATCCTTTACCGCACTGATCTCGATTTCCAGTTTGTTTATCTTTTCAATAACTTCCCTGTCCGCCTCAATGTGAGGATAGTAAGCGTTTGCGCTGGGAAATCCTTTCAGTCCGGCAACACGTTTTTCATAGGAACCGTTAAACAGTGTGATGCTATATGCAACAGAGAAATAAGACCGAAACTTTTGAAAACAGTCGGTGATTTCCTGTGGAATGGATTTTCGGATCACCTCTTCCGTAATCCTGACCTGTTCATCATGCAACAGGTTGATTTTCTTTTCTAACGGCTCTACCATTTTATTGGCAACTTCTTCCGCCAAAACTTTCGTAATGTTCATTGCTCTTGGTTTTTATTAATTCTTTTATGTATGTAAAGATAACTTTTATTTATTTCTCAAATAATATAATCTTAAAAACGCATCTGCTTAACTTAATATAACTGTCATCTCCTGCGGCTGTTTCCGAGCAGGGGAATGACATTAAAACTCTTGAATCTGTCAATCAGACGTCCTTCAAACCGTTTCCTGAAATCACCGATGTTCAGATTGCTGGTGATATGGTATTTCTTCCCGAACTGCTGGTAAATCTCATAACGCGCATAGAGAAACTCGTCTATCACGCTGTCAAGACTGGTACCGTAGCTCTTCTGATTCTCGGTTTCCAAACCTATGTCGTTCAGACAGATATTGAACGGGGCGGGATTGAATCCTTTTGACTGCCCCTCGTTGTAGGAATACAGGTCTATGTGTCCGTTCATCTTGTAGTAGTTCATCATCTGGGTGACGGAGAGGTTTTCAAACTGGCTGGGATTCCGTATCAGACGCAGATAATCGGCGAAAATCTGCATGATCATTGTTTTTCCAGTGCCGGGTGCCCCGACAATCAGCAGGTTCTTGTGAATCTTGTAATCCTCATCGGGAAACACTTTCTCGGCCAGTCTGCATCCGTTGAAGTAATACAGCAGGAAAGACAATACCTTCGAGTTGTTCTCGTCAACCTCGAACTCCCTGAATTCACGTCCAGTATAATCATTGCCCAGCTGCCTGACAAGATCACGATGGGCGTAATATTCGGCTGGATTCGTCAGGTCATATTCAAAATCTTGCAGAATAGTCTTTTTGTGACGCTCCACCAGATTGTATATCTGTTCCTGTTTCAGTTTCGCCGCAAATGACTTTTCCTGTCGGATCTGTTGTAGCTCTGCTGAAAGTTTTTGTTCTTGCTCTGTCATCTTTCTGTTTTTTAAGTTCCGTTATCAACCAGTTTGAGAAATGGCGTTTTGCATCTGAAACAGACTTGTGTGTAACGCCTTCCCCCTTTAGCTTCCAATAGTACAGGTCAACGTATTTGTCTTTGCATTCATCCAAAGTGAAGTTCCTGAATCCGTTCCTGTATGCCCGTTCCCAAGCATCCCTCAGCCATCCTTCCTCAGACTTTAGGTCCGCGAAGCATTTGTCTAAATCCATATCGAATGTTTCTGATGAAATATCGCCCAGGTTTTCACGCGTATGCGCGCTAGAGAGAGAGTTATTATTATCATTTACATTATCATTATCATTATCGGCTTTTTTGGGTTCTGAAAAACCCACTGGGTTATTTGGGTTTATTTGGGTTGTTCCAATATCATCCGAATTATCATTCTTCGCTCTCTTCGGAGCACCCCCTTTGCTTCCATTACTACGGTTTCTCTCGACAATGCCATGGTATTTGTTTTCATCTATTTCAAATTGATTCTTGAAGAACTCAAATGCTATTTCAATGTCCTCCTCTACCGTAATAATCTCGCCAAGTTGATACTTGAATATAGCTCGGAATAATCTTCCAAGTTGCTTGTCCGATAACTTCGATATAGGCTTGTAAAACGATTTATATATCAAAAAACTTTCTTTTCCCATTTCATTTGTTCTTTATGTAGTCTTACATGACATTCTCGACACAATGTAATGCCATTATCTATATCGAATCTCAATTCGGGATATAAAGAAAATGGTTTGATATGGTGTGCATTTAACTCCACGTTACGTTTTTTACAACGGCAACATGTAAAGTTGTCTCTTTCCAAGACTGAATTTCGCCAATTTCTATAGCCGCTTGAATTCCTGCATCTGTGGTTATCATCAGTAATTCCACATTTCCAGTTCCAGTGGTTTTCTCCGCTTGGAGGTTCATGTAGCAAATTCTCATCTATCTGTTTCTTTATAAAAGAGAATGCCATTTTAGCCAACGGTTTCTGCTCCGACAGTGTCTCCGATGCGGCGTACTTGATAATTGCATCGTACACTTCAAGTCTGACCTCCTCAGGATATTCCATCAGCACTTCCTGCCATTCTATATAGAAGACAAATGATTTCCTTTTTGTATCCTTTTTCATCATGTCTATTGTTTGATAATCAGTTTGTTATATATATTGTAAAGTTAACTTTTTGTTATGGGATTACAATAAATATATTTCTGAATATCAATAATTTAAACGTTATTTATCAGTAACCTTTCCTTTGCAGCGCCATATCCTGTTTGGCAAAGGATATCTGGGTCCTGATATTGTCTCCGGCATGGACAAGGGTACGGTTTATACGGTCCAGCCATGTCACAATCTGATTGGCGGTCACACTTTGCGCGGCGACAAATTTCATGGCGACAGTCGCGGGAACACGTGAGATGAATTCCATGTGGCTGGCATATACATTCGCTGTCACCTGATCCTGATATGCCTTGGCGTCAGCAAGCAGCTTGCCAGAGCGTGCGAGATAGACGTTTATATCAGTGAGGCGGTCTATAAGCTCCTTCGGATTGTCACTTGCGGTCATCTCCAAAAAGGACTGCATTTCTTCTATCTCCTTTATGACAGGAGGCAGGGGGCATCCGTTAATGAGGCAGTTGCCGGTCCCATCGTTTTTAGGACAATATTTACAGTTTATCTCCATACTTGCAATTCAATTTATGGTTTATAGTTTTTCTGTTTGTCATACGTCATTCAAATAATCAATTGTCACTTTCATAAACTCATCCAATGATTTACAGACGACGTATTTCGCTCCGTTGGCTTCCGCATCCTTCTGCCATTCCTTTTGTGCAGGAGACTGGCGGCCTCCCGGCTTTTTCATCTCAATGCAAAGTCCTCCATAGAAGCGGTTGCTCTTCAGCAGTATCAAATCTGACACTCCGCTGGTCGCACCTTCCTCCTTCAGTCTCGCTCCGGTGATGGCATCACGTCTGCCACCATTGGGAACAGCAAAAAGCACGTTTTTAAGTTTCGGATATTTTAAGCGGAACCAGCGGACACAAGCGGACTGTATGCGGTGCTCGTCATTCTTCGGCTTCCCGCGCATTTTGTACGACTGCGCTTTTTTAATCATCTCCTCGTATGTCATCGTCTTTTTCCTTATGTGGGGTTACTACCGTGTCCTTGCCGGTCTTGTCGACAACAACCTGCTTTCCTGCTACTGTTATGGTTGTCCTGCAACCATCCGGTAGGGACTGGATAAAATTGCGTACTACAGGAGAATCAGCACCTTCCGATATCTGAGTGTTGGATATCGGAACTTCCTTAGCTTCATACGGATATACATCCATGATGGCGGTTTCGGCTACGGATGCGATCTGATAGTCTGCCATTGTACCTTTCATTCCTTCGTCCAGTTTCTTTACAGCATCGCGAAGGTCGGAAGCTTGTACCAGTACGGTAGTGGAGGTCTTTTTCTCTGCTCCGCTTTTTTCGTCCAGCGTAATGAAGAACAGCTTGCACTTAAACCAGCGGTCGGCTGCATCTTCTTCAGAGGGGAACAGTTCGCTGTAGTTGGCGCGTTTGATGTCCGAAACAGTGAACTCACCGTTGATATACGGAGTGATTTCTTCAATGATACGGGCTTCTGCTTCAGTAAAGCTCAACGCGTCAACCAGATAGGGTTCAGTTACTTTCTTGTTCATGCCGTTTTCCATTACCTTTTCGTAACGGATTTTGCATTCAAACCAAGTATGCATCATAATTAATTCTTTTAAAGTTTGATATTCAACGTTTATTCATTTATAGTGGGAGGTGCAGGATTCGAACCTGCATGAGTGGTGTTTTTGCAGTTCACTGATTTCAAGTCAGCTCCCCTAAGATGTCTCGTAGGTTGCCGGCTTGGATATTAACGGTTATCCTAGAATTTTGCACCTTACATCTTGATTAGCGTCTGCCATTTCCGCCAACCTCCCGTTTGCCTCCCTATCTTCACAGACCGGGAAGGCAAGGTAACAAAGTTATTTCTGTATTCTGATCAAATCAGGGATAGAACCGTAAATCGGCGACTTCCCATCCCATTTGTCAATGAACTGTTTGTAAAGAATTTCTTTGGTAAGACCTTTTGACTGGATAAGAGCCTGTTCGGTTTTCAACTGTTCCAGCTCGTTGCGTTTCTTCTGTTCCTCAATCTGTTGGTCCAGTACGGATATATTGGTGTTCACTTCATTCCGGCTGTCAATCTTCTCACGGACCTTTTCGGAGAACTCCAGTTGTGCGGAGAATGTGAGCAGTTGCAGACCTCTTTTTTCAAACTCCATGTCAACTATCTGTTCCAACCGTTTCTCAAATACCAACGAGCCTCCGTCAGCCATCAGGCTATCGGTCTTATGCTTCCGACTTTCTTCCTTTATCAAATCATATATACGTGGTTCCAAGATGTTATCTTCCAACGAAGACATAAAGTCACTTCCACGGCCAATATGCTTGTTGTCAAAGACAACATCAATGGCGCGGTTCTTGATAACTTTATAGCTGTATGTAGGACACGCCTTGAACTCCGTGTTGTCGGCAGCTTTCAGTGTGACAGCTTCAGCGAATTCTCCACGTTGATCGAATAGCGGAACCTGAAAAAGTTCTGTGCCCAATTCCCATGTGGACACTTTGCCGGAAACAATCTTGAAATCCTCCTTTCCCTGCTTGCCGTAATTCTCCATAAGGACACCTGCATAATTAGGGGCTACTCTCTCACAGGAGACAAACATTACCAAGGTCATACATACCATCGTTAACTTAATCAGTCTTTTCATCTTTCAATGTTTTAATCAGTTTGTAAATAAAGAAAATTATTGTGGCTGATATTATTGTTACGCCCAGCCATGCGTGTAAGTGATTGAATACCCTATTCCCGACAACAATTCCTATTATCAGAAACAGGATTAAATAAATATACTCTTTCATACCACTTTCAGTCAAAATTAAAGTTGTCCTCACCGTCCGGCTCTTCGTCCGGAATGTCATATCCAAAGTCCATCGGGATGAACCAGTCTGAAATATAGTCTTGCATGATTTAATCCTCCTTTTGGCTACTTAGCCATTCTTTATAATCTTTCTCGTAATATTGGGGTATTATACCTTTCCTCATAAAGTCTATGTATTCTTGTACAGTACAATCATCCCAATCAACTCCGTTGTCTGGTATATCTTCCGTTTCTGATGTACAAAGAGTGTATTCAAATGGATTATACCCACTGTTGAGCCCATATTCTTCAACTATCTTGATTACATTTTCATCGGTGGTTATTTGTTTGATTTCACTTTCAGCCACACACCCGGATATTTCAGAGTGTTTGCCAAGTACTTCACCGAAGTAAACACTGATTTTGTTATTCACTAAGTATTCGACATCTTCTGTGTCTGTAATAAATACTCCTTCAAGATTGCCCATTCTTCCGCAATCGAAGTCCATTTTAAATAATGCTTTCATTTAATCCTCCTGCTCTTTTATAATTCTACTAATCAATTCTTTTTCCCATCCTTGAATAAATCCATTTTCGTCAATATTCATAATGATGTAGTCGCCATATCCTTCATCTGCCGGACACATAATCTTAGGTACATAGCCGTCATAAGAGGTGATAACATTTTTGTTTCCATCAAGAATATCACAATAAAAATCATCGCACACTTTATAGTGAACATTGGCAGTTGTTCCTTGGGACCAGTTGACGATTCGTCCTGTTTCAATATCTATCAGTGGCCGCCAACGCCAGTTATTACCACGCAGCACCATGTGTTGTTCTCCCATATATTCGGCACAAGGCATTTGGGGGCTTCCGTCCGTTTCTTCACAATCGGTATCCTCCATACCGTTGATGTATCCGTCATTCCAATAGCGTACACCTGCATCCACTTCTAAGTAGACCGCTTCAAATTCTGTTGGTTTGTTGATTGTAATTTTCATATTATTTTAATTGATTAATAACTTGTCTTTTGATTTTCTTGTACAGCTTCCCGACAAAACGGCCATGCTTCTCTGTTCCGTAATCGGGCAACTCATTTTTATAAATATGAAGAAGTAACTGGATGAGAAGCACTTCTTGTTTTGTCAAAGTAAGTTTCATGATAATAACTTAAAGGAGCGATTCTATATCGCAAAGTTCAGCATATATCAACATCAGCCATACTATTATTTGTAACAGGATAGCCATATAATTATCACTGTCATTCTTGTAAAACAATATCAAGAAAGATATTGCCATAATGATAAAGGCACTAATTCGTATAATCATTGTTTCAGATATGAAATTTGTTTTGTTCGACCTCTATCTCCATCAACTGAATCAAACGTTCTTCGTCTGGACATGGGATATATATGCCACATTGGGCACTCGCGAAATTCCGAAACCGCTCAATAGTTAGGCTCATCTCCGCGCTGTCAAGATCAGAAGAACTTCGTAGATACTTTATCCGACCCAAAAACTTGTCTTCTCTCTCACGGACGAAAGTGTCTTTGTTGCAGAGAATCTTGTAATAGTTCCGCTTTACATATTCCATCGTTTCACCGATTTGGCAACCGAAATAAGCAAGGCATATATGGAGATACTTGTTCTGGCTCAATGACCTTTGGGGTTTCTTTTCCGTCAATTCAAACACCTTCTGTTCCTTTATCAGTTTCTCCAGCTTCGCTCTTGCCTGCTGGACGTGGAGAGGATTAGAGCCATCGTACTTCATCAGAAGGGCAAATCTAGATCATTATCCGACACGCTAGGAGCATTATTTATATCCTCTGGGGTGGGTGATGTATTCTGAGGTATAAACTCTTTGAGGTCCCCGCAGACATAGTTCCTTCCTTCTACCCGTTCCTCCTTTTTAGGGGAACAAGTGATGAAATGCGTATGCCCAAACCGGGATTTCTCTTTGCGTTCGATAACAGCCACATTCACATAGATTCTTTCAACTCCATCTTTACACTTAATTTTCTTCATCTGCTCACGAGGTATATCAGAGAGACAGATAGAACCACTTAAAATTGCCATAATTAATTTTCTATTTTTTCTTTTAATAAATACTTGGTTAAATCTCTGTATTCTACCCACTCTAAAAAAGAGTGTAATAGATTCATATTATCCTGCTCCATACCATCATAACGATAACATGTAATAGCAGGCTCATAGCGTTTCAATGGAAGTCCTCTGACATCATATCCATGCTTATCTTAGTCGTATTCTTCAAAGATGAACAAGTCAAAGTGAAACACGTCTAAATTGAATAGCTGGAGATAAAATCGCCATTGGCAAGAATTGATGTAATCGGCATCGGTAGGATAAGAATATTTAGTCTTAATATCCCTGATCTCCACACCATTCACCATATCGGCACATCCTGTTATAATAGCATCTCCAAAATCCTTATACAGTCTTATCTCATGAAAAGCATTCGGGTATTCGTTACGATAGGAAAGCGCGGTCTTGCATTGTGCAATATCCATAATCACTTTATCACCTTCAATGTCAAAGGATCTACCACAAGGAACAGGCTCTTTTTGTTCTTTATTATAATGGAGGAAGGTACGTTCTCCTGCATCTACTTTATCACATTTCGGTGTACCTTCTTCCACTATTTTATGAAATGCCTGTCCAATTTTTGTATACACATTACCCGTGAACTTGCCTGTTATACTGTCAATAACGGATTGCTCCGTTATCTCATAGTTGGCATAATCGCTTTGCTCTATGTACTTTCGGAATGCTTCTAAAATTGTTACGCGAATTAGCGGTATCATACTTTCACGAATAACTTTTTATCTTGATCGAAAGTGAATCCTTTTGCTGCAAGACTCTTCTGCATCTCAGAAAAGAAGGGTACTCGCATAATTTTAGGTAATAGTTTTGTAGCCTCCATCAAGGCAAGAATATCTTCATCGGTCATTGCGGCGGCAAGCTGTTCACGTATTGCCGCAAGCTGTTCATTAGCTTTTGCTTGTGCTTCTCCTTTTCCTTGAATTGATATCTTCACTTTCGATATAATGTCAGACATACATGTATCAAACTCGGTTGTTCCATAATCAGGTATTACCACAGTTCCAAGTCCTGCTACATTTTTGCCTACAAAATTATCCAACGGTGCAAATGAAATAGAACGTTTCCCATTTTGTATGAATACATATCCAACTTGGTCAGCTATCCTGACAAGCAGGTCTTTTGATTGCCCTGTGCAATCCGGAGAGTGCTTTATCACATCACCGTCTGCCGTTTCCTTGTCATGGCATATAAAAACAATGTCAGAACCATTCGAGCGAAGAAAGTTGACGAACTCTTTAAAGTCCTCGCCCATCTGCCCAAACCGTTTTAAAGTATTTGTTTTCAATTTATAATTATTGTCAATAGCATATTGACTCAGATAATCGTCTATCATTGATTTGGCTGTATCGACAACTATTGTTTTGTAATCTTTCATAGATTCACGTTCTGAATCAATATCTTTCCAACATTTAGCCATTATGGTATCACAACGTTGTACTGCGCGGTCTGCCCCCCTGTCGCAATCTATCAATAAAGGATTATCCGCTGTTGTAGCTACTGAGGTTTTCCCACTTCCGGGTACTCCATATAATACAATAATTACAGGACGCTCCGGTAAAACATCATTTTTCTTAACTATAGGCATAATATTTAAATTTTAAAATGTTCGCTTTTACCAACACAAAAAAGGCAGGTCCGCAGTCCTTACAAAGTTCCGCTTCCTGCCATGATATCTTTCCACTTCTTCAAGTTCGTTTTCTAGAGAATCGATTTCTTCATTAAGCAAGGATATATACTTGCCCTTACATTCAGCATTGAATGTGAGCCTTACCGATTCCTCACTCATTGACTGGACTATATCAAGCTCTGAATAAAGCTTTTCCAATTCATCGCTTATCTGGCTTATAGTTCTCATACCTTTTCAAGAAATTGGATCGGCAATGAGCATACACCTTTCATATTAGGATATTTGACATCAGCATATCCGTTAGCGATATAAACAATCGTACCTGTCAGCGTATCACCTATCTCACGTACTTTATCACCTTTCTTCATAACCATTCATTTTAAGTTTATCTAATTATTGTGGCAATGGTTTCCAAAAATCAATGTCCCATGCCCGGTTAGTATTTCCACATATCCAAATGTTCTTCTTATGCTCACTATCGAATACCAACATCCCGGTATTCACAAATTTCCCGGAACTCTTCACAAGCACTCTTGTGTCCAATGGTGGAGGATCTTTTTCTGCATTCCTCCATTTCATGGATTCCAAAACAAATTGAGCACCTTTCTCAAAATCCACCGATGCTGTTCTTTTGTGCGTAATCCCATGTATACCATTTGCATACTCTCTGGCTTTCTCCTTTATTATATTTATATCCATAATTTAACTTGTTTCCAATTAAAAAGCTCCTGTTATCTTCACAGACTACAGGAGCAAAACCTAAACGACTTAATCTATCACTTATGATAACTTACAGCCACCGTCAGCGGAATCGAACCGCCGTACTATCCGTTAAATGAAAGTAGAGATTAGAACAGATGATTATTTATGTTTATTACCTTAGACAGTACCAACCATGGACGGTGAAATTCCGTACCTATATTCACACACCGGCACGGACAGACAACATTAACTTTATGAAATAACAAAAAAACTAGATGAAAAAATCATTCATATTCCTTTAACTCTTTATATGTCATTACCACCAATTTCACACAAAATAATGAGATAATAGAAAATATAATCACCGATACGGATTTTATAGGGCTTTCCGTAACTATCGCACCATAAATCATTCCTAAGGAGCATAGTGCGGCAAATATAGACATGATAAAATTAGCTGTTTTCATAATATTATTTTGGGGGAAGTTTACTGAACCACTGGTGGAAGTTCTTGTATTCGCTTCATTATGTTAGATACTTCATCCGCATCTACATAGCCGATTACATCATTTGTTATTGAAGTGTTATAGCAAATTCCATTATTATCAAGAACTGCAACCTCATAAGTATCAATACCGTTGGAGTAGAACAAAGTGCCTTTTAATACACTTATTCCATATCCGTTCTCAAACTGCATTTTAGCATGCTTTGCGTTCATATATTCCTCACGGATGGAAGAAGGTAAGAGAAATGCATTTTTAGTCATTTCATGTTGTTTAAAAACCAAATCCTTGAATTGTTTTAGTTCGTTCATGTCATTTTAATTATGAGTTTGTTCCCCTCAACGGCTTAAACCGGTTGTTACCCCGAATCTTACGGGAGGGAAGAAATAATAATCAAATCACTTTATGTTTCTCTATGTACCTTTGCAATGAATTTACATTGTACCATATCATTCTCCCATCACGACAAAACGATACTTGCCCACTCTCCCTAACTTTGCGCAGATAATCATCAGCACAGCCTAGGAAACACATTGCCTCTTCCCTGCTTAGCCATATCTTATTGACGGGTTGGACTTTACCGTAATTTATATTTACCTTTTTCATTTTGCTTATTCTTAATAAATTATTATCTGATTCTTGTCACAATGGTACCGTCAACACCACTTCTAGATATAAAGTTATATCCAATCTTATTCAATCTAGACATAGTGGCACGTACAACATTTTCTTTTATTGCTTTACTTTTAATAAGCCTTGTTTCTCCGACTGCTATACTTTTTAATGTTTCAGCAGGTGATATTTTTTTGATAACTATCGTATTAATATTTTCCATTATATTTGTTTGTTATTTTATTTTTCTTTATGTTTGCGAACGCTGTTATTTAGCAACTTTGTTGATATTGTTGTTTATTAACAGCATTGCAAAGATAGATATTGTTGGTAATATACCAACTTTACAATAGATATTTAACATATAATTAACATTTATGGAAACAAGAGAACGTATTATTTCGGCTTACAATTATCTAAAAAATGTAGGTATTATATCATCTCAACAAAATGTTGCAGATAAAATGGGAGTTAGGAAAGAAAGTGTATCTAAAGCGTTTAGTGGTAATAAAAGTTACCTCACCAATACTTTTATTCTTAAATTTAATAATGCTTTTGATAATATGTTTAATAACGACTGGCTTATGGAAGGAAAAGGAGAAATGCTAAAAAACAATCAATCCATTGGAGATATCAAGAACTCAAGTGTACATGGGGTTAACGTAAACGGTAAGGATATATATTTAGAATGTCCATTTGACAAAAACGGCATGGAAATTATTGTGAATATGATTAATCAAAACCAAAAGAATATAGAAATGTTTCAGGAACAAATAAACAGGTTGATTGCATTATTGGAAAAAAAGTATAATTAAGAGTAAATAATGAATTGCTATTTCTATTATCAGAAGTACAACAATCAAGGTTGATTGATAGAATACACTTCATGAAGAAGATTAGATTTAGTTTCTTCTAGTATTTCAAAACCTTTTCTTGATTCTTCTGATTCGATATAGCGTTTAGTGCTTTTTCTTTTTTTCATAATTCGTTCTTTGAAATGTTTACAATCGGTTATTAATGACTATCTTCCCCTTCCAACTCTTGTTCTTGGAAGATTGTATTTCTTTACAATATCTTCGTAAGCAGAATACGCTAAACTATCAACGTGCTCGTTATACTCATTACCGTTGTGCCCCTTCACCCAAACAAAACATATTTCACGAAGCGATGCGGCGCAATGATGATAAAGGCTTATTAAGTCTAAGTTCTTTTTAGGCTTCTTGCAGTTCGTGAAACTTGTTATGCAATATTGAGAATCGGTATATACGGTTAATGTAGCTCCTTTAGGAACAGATTTAACAGCACTTATTATGGCAAGCATTTCCATGCGGTTATTCGTAGTGCCAACAAATCCTTTTTTAGACTCTTTTATTATTACACCGTCTTTAAGTATTATATAGGCAGAACCACCTTCTCCATAAGGAGATATGTTATCACAGCTACCATCTGTGTATGCTTCATATTTAAGATTTGTTTCTTTCATTGTAATTATATTAATAATGAGTTATCTATTAAATAATAACCTGCTTTGATTTGAGGTAGGGGACTTGAGCAAATCATCCCCTTACCCGTAGAGAGTGTTTTCTCTCTTGCGGTTCGGGAATGATTCAAGAGAATGAGCCCGTCATCTCGGCTTTTTCGTCTCGGCTCTGAATTGGGTGCTTCCAATCTCGGCTTTCAGCTTTTACAGAGTTGGTTATCTCGTAACCTGCACCTGCGCACCAGTCTGCTTATTTCAATCGACTGCCTTCTTTCGTGCATCCCCTCACGGGCTTTCACCGTGAAGCTTCGGAAGGTTGTTTTAAATCTGTTATTGGTCGAACGTATTTTCCCCGATAGCCCTGCTGTATCCAATTCATGGAAAGCATACAATAACCGATTGTATGGATTTAATCTAACTTATAGGAAAGAAAAAATCCGTTGCTAAAGTAACGCGGCAACGGATTTTCATATAGAAGGCCCACGTTAGGGCGATTGTTTAATCATGTGTCTGTTGCCGCGTTACTTGCAACGGGTACAAAGGAATATGATTAACAAGAGATATCCAAAAGTGTTAACAATCGTGCGATATTCCGTTTAAGGCGGTTATAATCCGTTTTGGGTTGTTGTGGTTGGTTATTGGGATTATCATATTTAAATTATTTAATAACATTAAACATAAATAAGCAAAGGCACTCTACTTATCGCAAGCAAAGTGCCTTTTCATTTGAACGTTGGTCGTAACCTCAACGTGCTCTTATGCTAATTGTGGCAATATATTCACTTTAATCAACGCATCACGAAGAACAGATATAGTTGATAAATCATTCTTGAATACTTCGATGTTGTCCTCGGTAACAAGAGATGCGTAGTTGAGTATCAGTTGAGCAAGATCATCAGCAAGTTGCCTAGGTGATTCCATCTCATTGAAAAGTTCTTGAATGCTGGACAAATCGTATTCTTTCTTGTTGCTTTTATTTAATTCCATATTTTTTGTGTATTTTAAAAGTTTACAATCTATTAATTAACAACATTGCAAAATTGAACATGAAATATGCACCCACCTCATAAGAAAAGTGGGTAAATGAATTTATGTGGCAAAAAACAAGGTTACGCGGCTGGATTCAGCTCACCTTTTATCTGCTTGATGGCTTTCTTCACGTCCCAATCATTTTCATATAGAGCAATAATGAAGCGTCTACCTTTCTGCGTCCATACAGTATATGTGTTGGTATGGGTATTACCTCTTTCACTTGTGAAAATATTGGTTCTCGTTTCATGCATACCCCATTTGTCGTATGGTGATTTTAAGAGCCACTGCCCCGACTGTTTGAACTGTATTCCAAGTTCTTTCAGTTTGCTATTTAGTTTCTCTGCCGACATACCTATCTCTTTTGCTATTTGAGTTGCAGTAAGAGCATTCACACTCTGCAAGTGGTTGTCGTAGTAGTTGACTTTCGGAGCGGCTTTCTTGATTTCCTCTGTCTGAATCTCAATGGTGACTTGTTGTTGTTCGGTTTCAGCTTCAAGCTGCTTTAACCGTTCCTCTCTCTTGGCAAGGGTAGCTTGTGCGATGGTTAGAGCACGTGCCATGATTTCTTCGGGAGTGTCGTCCTGCTTGGTGGCGAGGTAGCCGCCTGTCTTGCGGATGGACTTTAAAATCTCCTTTACGCCTTTCTTAAATTCTTTGGCAATTGGCTTGCGGGATTGCATTAAGACTTCATATAAGCCATCTTCGGTTAAGAACCAAACTTGCTGATTTCCACCGGGGGTCGGAAGATTGTTCCGAACCTTTTCATCGTCATCAACAAGGTTTACTAATTTGTTTACGCTACTTTGGTCATACTCGATACACTCTGCCACTTCTTTGGCAAGGAACAACGGATTTTCGGCAGTTCCGTAAACCGTGAATTTGTGCCCAAGCAACTCAGTTTCGCTTAGGACTTGAATAGGTTCTGTTCGCATAACAAAAAAAATGCACCTACTACGAGCTGCGAACAAAACCATAGGATTTTATTTGTGGACGTTTCCATTACCACACTCGGTAGGTGCAATATCTTAATATAAATAAAGATAATACTCGATATGTACTGGCAAAAAATAAACTCCAATGATGAAGTCATAGGAGTTTGCCGCCCCTATAATTTTGTTCGCACTGCAAAGTAAAGCATAATTTTTGATATGGCAAAACTTTGCAGTGTATTTTTCAAAAAAGCCACGATAGTGTTTACCATAAATATCATTTCTAGTTATATGCCTAGCTATTCCAATTGTATCTTATTTTTTTTACAATATTTCTCAAAAGCACGCTTCCCCTTCTTTATGCAACTAATGTCACACCTCCTATTTTTGCCACCAAAAGAAACTACAAGAAACTTTATTGCCGTAATTCCTACAGCTCCTTTCCCGGATTTTACTATCATTAAGTTATATCCATTTATATCTTCAGTATATCCATCTGTGTCTTCGTGCTCTTCTACAAATTTTGAAAAAAACTTCATCATATCATACACTTCTTGGGCTGTTCCAGATATAACATTAAATCCGTCAAGGTAAATTGTTTCGGAAAACATTAGCGAAAAAACCTTTCTCCCATCATTATATGTTGATACTCCAGACGTATATCCACATCCATCATATATTACTTTAACAACCCTCCCGTTCCCTTGCGAATAAGAAGAGCAGATTGAAATAAACGAAATAAACATCAGTAATAAAATCTTCTTCATACCATATAGCTTTAATTGTTATTCAATGAATCAACGTAAACGCAATCCTCCCAGTATTTAGGAACATAAAGATTTTCAAGCCCTACCATCATCCGAAATTTCATAAAACGACTGATATAGACGGGAAAGGACTTCTTCATAAAACTTATTGGAAAGTTCATCGCTTATACCGATACCAATAAGATAGTCATAGGTGTTGGCAATCACATAATCAAAACAGGTATTTGCATCATCTTCCATGGATACTTTATCAACCTTATCACCTAAATCTACAAGAAACGTATATATGGCATTCCGTATTTTCGGATTTATCTCACGCATATTATCGTCTGACAAATACTTCCAATGAAAATTCTCTATGCCATTCCTCACGTGAACCGCAATAGCTTTTGCCAAACGATTCTTGTCGCATAATATTTCGCTTGCCATTTGTTTCAATAACGCTTTGTCCTCTTCGGATATTTTTATTTCCATGATTTTAATCGCCTTTCTTGTTCAACAGCCTTTCTTCCGTCTGCTTCAATGTATTTTTCTTGATATTTAGCTGGTGCTCCACTATAAGGTCGTAGTCACAATTACCATCACCACCTTTGCTTGTCACCACCAAAAGCTCCAATAGCATCAAGAACAGAAAAAGAAATGCGTAAAATCCTAATGCTATTTTGCTTTCTTCAAGAATACTGAACAACGCCTGCAATTCTTCCAAAAAACCTGTGTCTGCTTCTTCATAGTCTTTACGAACTACATCGGCTACCTGCATTTTTGCTTGCTGGTACGAATTTAGCTGTTTGTTGTAATCTTTTAAAGCATTCTCGTTGGCTTTAGCTTGACCACTTAGCGGATTTTCTACATTTCTCTTGTTTACGCTCGTCACTTTTTCTTCTATTGGATTCCCATCCTTATCAACCCCAGTCTGCTTTGTTGTTGTACTTACATCCGTAGCCACAATAACAGGATTCTTTGATAATAATTCATAAATCCTAATATTCTCTCTTCCTATGGAATCTATCTGCTCAGTAACCCTCTTTATGTCAGCATCTAAATATGCCATACGCTCAGGAATCGCTTCATTAATCTGTTTTGCTCTTATTTCCTTCATCTTAACGTCAATATCATTCTTGAAAATGATTTGGTCAAAGATTGTAGAGCCTAAAACTGCCATTAAAAAAGCTAATAACCCTCTAATAAATCCCATCCATCCGAGCTTCCCAACGGTTAATATAATAAAACGCTCTATGCAAATTATGATAGTCGTAAACACAAGCGATATGAGTATCTTACCATGTAGGCTTTCGATACCAACATATCTGTCCGCAAAGCAAAAACCAATAGTACCCCAAATGATAGAAAGTATAATGATTGCAGATATGTATCTTTTAAAAGTCCTATGACTTGCTTCTCCACATTCCTTCAGTATATCGGATTTCCATCCGATAATAAAGCATCCTATTTTAGTAAGTATTCCCATAACCGCACACTATCGTATAAATGATTCAGATTTGGCAGCAACACCTTTAAGGAATCCTCTCTCGTATGAATCAATTGCTCATCATCTTGCTTTCTCCTACGTCAAGGGCATCCTCCATCTCTTTTATCTTTTTAAGGTGTTCGTTGTATGTTTCTTTTCGTGCCTTCAATGACATGGAAGAGGAAGTTAGCCCCTGCGTTTCCACAATATCAATCTGCACGTTTATATCACGTATATCGCTTTCGTATCTCAGTCTTACTTGTTCAAAAAGCATTTTAAGACCGTTGTTTATAATCTTCTTCTTTGATTCCTTATACTGTATGTCAGAGTTACACATTGCATCATTGTAACCATCTTGCTCATAGTCAGTCTGTATGTAGGAGTATATGACATCAATAGGCATACCGGTACCATATTTAATTGTTATAGTATTGCTTTCTAGATTTGGCTCTGAATCATCAACAAAATCCTCTCTTCTAATCTCAGGCAGAATTTCCTTACTATTATCCTCCACATTTGGCAATCCAACAACTTCTGTGTTATTAACTTGGTTGCCCTTCTTGAAAAAATTAAAAAGTCCCATATTTATTTATTGTTTTAGTTGGAATATCAAATTTTGCATGTCCTCTTTGGTGGCAAGAACTACATAGTGTAATAAGATACTTATCATTATATTTCCACGGCCGAAGTTTCCTCCCATTTTTATCAATATGATATTGCTTATGATGTACAACCAAATTTTTTTCACTTCCACATATTGTACATTTATATCCATCTCTTTCTAATATATGCATTCTCTTTTCACGCCACCTTTCATCAAACAGAAGTTCTCTATATGAACCGTGATTAGAATAATATTGTTTCATTTTCTCAACCCCTTTCTAAAACTACTGTTTGCACTCCTTGAACTCTTCATAAGTCCACCTTTTACAACCCAAATGATAACCGCAATAAAAAATAGTATGTCCATAACAACATTACATTTTAGTTAAACGTTGCAAAATTACAACATAATTCCAAACTGTCCAAAAATAAGAGGTATGTTAGATCGCATGAAAAAAAACTAAATAAAAATTTGTCTTTGCAATATAATGTATTACTTTTGCAGTATAACATAATACAATATATAGAATGGAAACAGTAATAAGAAAACAAACATCGTTCCGGCTACGTGAAGATTTGCTTCAAGTATTGCAGGAACACGCAAAGAAGGCAAACAGAAGCCTAAACAATTTTGTAGAGAGCACTTTGATGGATGCGATGTATTCTTCACCAAATGAAGAAACGGTTGCAGCCATAAACGAAGCGCGTTCTGGCAAGTATTCTGGAACGATAGACACTACAGATTTTGATTCATTCATGAAATCTATCAACGAAATAGAATGAAGACGATCCGTTATAGTACAAAGGCAAAGAAAGATTTGAAGAAGTATAGGAATGACGTCCAGCTAATGAAAGCCTTATATGATATATTGAAAAAGTTAGCAAACGGTGACATCCTTCCCAAAGAATATAAAGCACATGCCCTAATAGGAAACTACAAGGACTGCAGGGAATGCCATATCAAAAATGATTTTCTTCTGATATGGATGGACACAGAACACGATGCAATAGAAGTTATCAGAATCGGAAGTCATTCCGAATTGTTCTAAACATATATTTACTCAAATTTCGCCCTCAATACAGACAAGCATATTAGATTTTCTTTTGTCAATCCTACACCTTTAATGCGAATCAATCCCAAACAGCCCCCACAATCGGAAATCAATATACCGAGTTGGAGGCTAATATTAATTATTATTTCTCAATATTAGCTCTGATCTGTTTAAGTAACAAAAATGCCCCTTCCATCTTATAATTACCCAGACATTGTTGGGCTTGCATAATACAGCTTTCGACAGTGAGAGCTAAATCGGGAGTAAATGCAGATTTATTTATTTGCATTGTTTTGGGAAGTTGGCTAGCATGATCATTGAACCATGCAATCATTTCATTCAATTCTTCCTCTGTGTAACTTTGTCTTTTCTCAGCCATACTATAAAAATTTAAGCTATTATTACAGGAACAGCAAAATTAAAAATCTTGTTTAAAATATGCATATTATGAGATTGATTTATTCATGATTTAGACTTTTTTAAGCCACCCGATATATAATCTATCACTTTCCTGTTAGCCTCATCAATCTTATCCCTGTCGAAATCAATGTATATATCTGTAACATCACAACCAAAGGAGTGTCCCAAAGCTAAAGATATCACATCTTTAGGGACATCCGCCTTATGTGCTAACGTAGCCCAGGTATGCCGGGCCCAATATGTTGAAAGTTCGGGGAACAATGGTTGCTTACTCTTTTTCCCACCAAGCCCTTTTCGTTCAAACGGACCTATCCCTTTAAGATTCTTATTCATCCTATGGGTAAAATCATGATAGTCTCCATAGTTATCTAATATATCTAGCAAATGAGTTTTACCTTGATACCTATCCAATATAGCTTGTGCTTCCGGCTCTATTTTAATAGAGTAAAACTTCTTTGTTTTCTGCCGATAATATTCTATACGTCCATCTATTATATCCTTGTGTTCAAGTAAAAGCAAATCACCTATATTTATTCCAACAAGATATACAATCAACATAAATATATCCCTGTATTTCTTTTCAAACTCCTCACAAGGATAATCACGCAATAATCTCAATTGTTCAACAGATAAAGCACGTTTTCTAGTTTCTTCTTTTTTTATCTTATACTTTCGAAAAGGATATAAGGTAGTAATTTCTTCATCAATAGCATAATTGAATACTGCACGAATGTTACGCAGGTGAATAGAATAAGCGTTTACTTTCATCCCTGATTCAGCCATCCAACTTTCAAAATTAGACAGCCATTTCCTATCCATTGTGTCAAAGGTGCATTCCGGATCATATTCAAGCAGTTTATTTCTAGTTGTATTATAAACCGTTTTTGTTCCTGTATTACTCTTTATGGAAACAAACTCATCAAGATAATCTATAAAACATCTTGTTTTTTTTACAACCTTTTCATCAAATACATATTCGCTGATTATCTCCTTGGCTTTAGCGGAAGGCAAAGAAGATAATCTAGCTTCATCGTCAATAATCAACTTTTCAGCTTTATTCTTCAAACTGACAAGCCTTACATTCTTCACTTTATACTGTGGTACAGATTTGTCCAAATAAGACACTTCATTAAACTTTTCAGAAGACGGTGTAGATATTCCGGTGGAGAAAACAAACCTCGTTTTCCCTATCCGTATCACAAGAAGAATCATCTGAGACCCATCCTTCTTTGCTCTTGTATCAGGTATCAATCTTACTGTTGCCATTGTTTTGTGACGTTTTTGTGACGATAAAGATACATAATACCCCCCAAATAACCATCTTAAACGGAATATTTTCTTTGATAATAATATAAAAAAAAGCACTTACCATTAGATAAGTGCTTGATATTCAGCAGAGCGGCAAACGGGACTCGAACCCGCGACCCTCAGCTTGGGAAGCTGATGCTCTTCTGCGGCTGCCAAAGGCTTCGCCTTCGTCAGCTACCAACTGAGCTACTGCCGTTTAGCTGCTCTTAATGAGAATCCTTGTTATCGGTTTCTTTATGCTGGTTTAACTCTTGGTTTAACTTTGCCGTTACATGAGAAATGTTCAACAATATATTATTATCACGTTGTAGGTAAAACCTATGTTACAAAGATAACTCTTTGGTTTGATTAGGGCAATAGTTTCTATATAAAAAGAAACAGCATAAGAGTTTCCTCAAATGCTGTTTTAATCTGCCCTAATTGGTATGGATTATTATTTCCGTTTAAAAATTATTATATCACTATGTCCATTATTATTAAGAATCAGTTCATCTTCTGTAATTTTAACAATTGTGTAAATGATATTCTCTTCTTTCCAATCCCCTTGTCCCCAATCATTCGTATAATAAGTAACAAACATATATCTGTTAGGGAAGTATTCAAATGTACCATTTTCAGTTTCATTACTATAAGGTGTGTCATAACTATATGTATAATCTTCATTGAATTTAAAAAGTCGTCCAGCAACTTCCCCTGTTCCCTCCCAAGTACCGATCAATAATTCTAAGGTATTGTCCGGTTCTTGAACTTCTTGGATGATTTCATTAGTAACATCATCCCCACAAGAACTGAATCCTGTACATAGTGCAACTAATAATGAAGTTGCCAATAATCTAAATCTTCTCATTATCAAGTTTAATCTACGCCTACCTGTTCCCTATGGATAAGCTGTTAATAAATCAAGCATTGAGGAACATATAATCTAGTTTGATTACCAATGCTATAACGGATGCAAATATAATAATATTATTATGAATAAAAGAAATATAAAAGGAATAAAACTATATAAAGGTTTTATATTTAGTCACTTGGATAAGTAATAAAATATTTCACCTTATAAATATAACAGCTCAAATCCACATGAACTTATAAAGCACAAGTAAATTTCTCCGGCTAAAATTAAAGGTAGGACAAACTCGGATTGGGGTATATAAGACTAACCTTGCTCTAAATTTGTCCGCCTTTCAAAGTGACCTCACGACATCAAGCCTGCTCTGACAAGCAATCTCTTGACTTGTGTAATCTGAAACTTGCATCCCTTAGATGTAACGAAGCCTTGTTCATTTAACAGACAAGTCATTTCAGATAATGATTTGCCTTGCATAGATAATGACCGTAACAGTGCTATCGCTCTCATGTTATTCGGATTGTTATCAGCTTTAGCCTTGTTGGTAGTGATACTATGTTGGACTGCTTGTTCAAGTTTATTCATCAAGTTCTCCGATTTACCAAGCTGCACACCCCTTGCTTTTTTGGCTTGAAGTGATTGTTTGGTTCTCTGACTAATCAGCCCTGCTTCATATTCGGCTATGCTACTGATGATATGCAGAATTAATCTGTTGGCTTGTGGAAAGTCACAGAACACAATCT